GTGATGACTTGCGGCGTGAAGAGACTGAGCAGTTTCATTTCCACATCATATGGCGGGTACTTGTCGCCCGTCTTGACGACCAGGCGCACCGGCAGGTCGTAGACCCGGGGTCGGCGCATCTCGAAATACTTCTGCGCCAGCGGGTCGTCGCCATAGAGTTCGCTGAAGAATGCCATGCGGCTGCCCTGGTTGGCCGACTCGACTGGCTTGAGGAAGGACCAGATGAGGGCGGGGGTCTGGGACGTATTGACCCACTGGTCGGGGTGCCGAACGACGTGCCCGTACTTTACATCTCCAAAGAGGGCGGGGGTCAGACGGCCCCACAGTTCCTCTTCCACGAGTTCCTTCAGCCAGTTGACCGACCTGATGTCGACGAAGCCCGTGTCGACGCTGTCCGCATCCACGAGGTTGGCCTTGGTGTAGAACTCGGTCGTGTACGCCACTGCCCATTCTCCTATCTAAAGACTCTGCGAACTCGTCTGCGCAGATATCGTTCCACCACCCGGTTCGCCTTCTTGCGGATGGTGCCAGAACTGATAATGGGCTCAAGGAAAGGCCGGGGCGGAATAACTCCGTCATCGGTCCCTTCTTCGTGTATCTGCATCAGGTTCGCCATCGGCTTGCCAGACGCCTCGTGCTCCTCTTGCCGCAGGCCTCCGACGAATACGGCGGTGCCGTGCATCATCTCGCTCGTCACTCCCATCATCATGTCGTTGTGCTCAATGAGAGCCTTCTCGGACCCCTTGCGAGCGCTGGTGGCGGGAGCCAACTCAGCAAACGGCATCCCGCCGGGCTGCTGGCTTTCGATTCCTTCCTTGACCTCGGCCTCGTAGAACTTGCCCAGGTACTCAAGTCCGTCCGCTGACAACTGATTGAGGTTCTTCTGCAAGGCGCGGATAATCCGGTTGGCCTTCTTCCACTCACCGATGGGTTTGTAGTCGGCTACTGCCATCAGTCGTCCCTCTTGATGAGGAATGCGACTCGGATTGCTCGAGGTTTATTGTAGCGCACGCCGTCCTCGACCTCGACTATCTCAGCGTCCAGGGTGCGGGACTCCACCGACTTGATGCGGTCGCCTCTTTCGAGGTCGTACTGCAGCGGCTTGCGAAGCCACACGTGCCCGTCTGTTTCCGGGAGGTCGCCTTGCTCACGGTTCTTTCGGACCTCTTCGGTCGTGAATTTTACCTGGCCGTACATCGTGACTTCGGTTTCCGGGAGGTCCCCTTTAGGCCGGCCCCAGTTGGTATCGAAGTTGGCTGCTGACCTGTCGATGATACCAAAGACGATCTCGCTCTTGTAGATAGGCTCCATCAGATCATCCTCATCGGTTCCATTTCACCGGTGATGATGTCGAGCAGTCGTTCCCACTCCTCAACGGCGGAAAGAACCTCTGACGGCATCTCCCGCTTGAGGCCGGAGCCGTCGAAGTTCTGGTCCGTCCTGGACGAATGGATGGGCAGGGGGCTGATCTTGCGCCAAGCCTGCAGGAACGCATCCAGGAGAATGAACCGCTCGAAGGTGGGATGAATGCGCCCGCAAAGCAGAAGCGATGCTCCTGTCGCAATTGCCCGGTCTGGCGTGCCCCACTGGTCCAGGACGACATCTGTACCGGACGCAGATGCAACGACGAGCGCCTGCTTGCCGACACTGTCATAGAGCAGTTCGCCACCTTCCAGGACAGGAGACGTGGTCAGTTTGAGCGCGGTAGCTCCGGCCAGCACATTGCCATCGACGACGAGGCTGCCGGCCACTGAATCGCGTTCGATGATGTCTGAATCAGCGACTCCCCACGTACCGGTGATATCGAACCAACCCCACCGAGTGGACGTAAGCCAGTCGATGTGGTCAGTATTGGGGTCGAAGTCCCAGGAGCCTGAATCCAGTTGGGTGCGGCTCTTTTCCTGCGTCGAGTCCTCTGTAGTGATGGAGTAGATCTCGGTGGCATGAATGAGCCAGGCCCGCAAGGGCAGCATGGGCCGCGGTTCCTCGCAGATGATCTTGCGTGTGTGTGTCCGGGGGATTACCGGATACATGGCTCGGCCCTCGAGGCGCTTCGTGGCACGCACTGCCATGTCGAGAAGCAGGTCGTAGATATCGGATGAGTACCAGCGGGATTCAATCAGGAGTTCTCGCTCAAGCAGGTCGAGCGGAAGTTGGTCTAGTGAATCGAACCTCGCATAGGAGCGCATTTCATCATTCCATTACGCTACGCCTTTGGCGTGAACTTCCTCGTCATAACCGGTGCCTTGAGGGTCTTGGCCCCCTTGGCTTTGTCGGCTTCCCCTTCTTCCTTGAACGCGTTCGTGTTGGACTTGAACCACTGATACATCGGCCCGCCGGTGGGAACGACGTGCTTCATTCCACGTTTCGAACGGAGTTCTCCCATGATGGGGTCGCGCAAAAGAACCGCTGGCGACTTGCAGACGAATGTGGTGTGCGGCACTTGCCGAGCATCCTGCGTCTCGCCCGCAGAGTCCTCAGCGCTGTGGTCAGTCGGCGGAAGAAGATCTTCCGCTGCCGGCTTGCGTGCTCGTTGTGATTTCATTGGCGGTGGCCTCCAGGAAGGTTCGAGGAGGAGGGACTTGCCCCGGGCCGGGGGCTGGCCCCTCCCCCTTCAGTGTTGTCAGTTGTCAATCAGACCGCTCAGTCAGCAGCCTGCTACACGCTCCGCATCTTCTTGATGTTCTTGATGAGCACCATCGCATCGAGGTCCTCGATGGTCGCGTCGTACTCATCGAAGATGACGATCTCCAGGTGGTCCGTGTTCTTCTCCCAGCCGACATGCATCCGGGTATGCAGACCCTTGATGGCGACGAGATTGGAGGGGTCCGTGAGCATCATGTAGGTGCCCTCGTAACGGGTGCCTGCGGTCCCGGCATCGGAGCCGGTGGCGGTGCTCGCGGTCAGACCGAGGATGGTGTAGCAATCCAGTGCCACGGCCATGACCTCGACTTCGGTCGCCACGCCGGTGTTCTCGCAGTAGATGAGAAGGTGGCCATCCCAGTCGCGTGCAACGACACGACCGAATGCCGTGTTGAGCGCCTCGGCGATCTGCGACGTGGTGCGGGCCTTGCCTGCGGTCAGGGCGAGGGTTTTCGTTACGTTGCCATAGGCCCCGTCATCGATGCGCACCTTCAGTCCGGTCGTCGAGCCGGCAGTGATGGTGAACGGGCCGGTGTTGACGGACTTGACCTGCGCCGGGGTCGCCGCCATGATGCTGACTTCCTTGCTCTTCGGGATGGCGCTGATCGGCAGGGCCGGCGCGTCCGGGAAGATCATGTCCTGGTAGCCGGGCCCAGTGAGCGCCTGCTCCAGGATATTGCCACCGGTCTTGGTCGCCAGGTAGCGCCGATAGTCACGCCGCAGCCCCATGTTGCAGAGCCACTTGGTCTTGTCGGTCACCGCCGAGTCGGGGTACATGTCCAGAGCCTCGAAGAGCAGGTCAGCATCGATCTCAGCACCGCCTGCGTCCAGCACCCGGGCCTGCTGCGCCTGGAGATACCATCCGTCGAAGGTCTTGAGCAACATCGAGTACTTGTCGGTGCCGGCCGCATAGGTCGTGGTGTCTCCCTCGAAGCACACCAGTTCCACGTCGACGCCGTGCCTGTTTTCGATGCCGGCCAGCACTGCCGCCTCGAAGGTGGACTTTCCGCCCGCCGCGTGCAGCAGGGACTTGTAGGACAACTCGATGCGGACCTTGACGGTCTGGCCCGAATACGAGATGGCGTCCAGCTTGGGCTGGCCGGTCTGGGCGGTCGTTTCCGTCTCTTCCGCCTTGGCGGTGATCGGCTCACCCCAGTGCATCCGAGGCATCTCGCCGTCGAGGTTTTCGACCTGTTCGAACCGGGCGAACTGGTCGAGGAACACGCGGGAACCGCGCACCAACTGCGCCCATTCCTTCTGCTGGTCCGGGTTCATCAGAGCCCCGGAAGCGAAGTCGGATTCGAGGATCGCTTTCCTGAATCGGTTTCGGTCCGAAATGACATCAAGCAGTTTGTCGCTCATGGTACTCTCCTCGCTTTGGCCACATGGACCGGTTCAGTCAATGCCCTCCAGGGCGCTTACACCTTATCGAGGTCGATGATCGACCCGCCGAATGTCGAAAACTTCGGCTTCTTTCCTTCGGGCGTCGGTTCCGCCGGCGGCTGCGGCACCGGCTCCTGGCGGCTGGCGGCTGCGGCCAGGTCCGCTTTCTTCCGCTCCATGACAGCAATTTCTGCTGTGACTCGGGCCAACTCGTCCTGCTTGTCCTTCAGCGCCTTCTCGCCATCCTCTGCCGGCGTCGGCGTCGGCTCTACGGGTCCGGGCGGGTCCGCAACCGGAGGAGTTGCCGGAGGCTCTTCCACGGGCGGCTCGGCCGCGGGGGGAGGCTCGACAACCGGAGGCTCCTCGCCCGGGGGCGGGTCTGCCGGAGGATCAGCGGGCGGATCCGCAGGTGCCGGGTCCGCGGGAGGGTCCTCTGCCGGGGGTTCCGCCGCGGGGGGATCAGCAGCAGGCGGATCGGCCGCGGGAGGATCGGCCGCGGGAGGATCGGCAGGAGGAGCCCCGCCGTCGCCCTTCAGCGCCTTCAGAACCGAACCGACGATCCTCTCAACGATGCCGCTTTCCTTGCCGAGTGCTTTCTCGACGGCTTTTTCCAGTTCGTCCTTGTGCATGCTGAGAACCTCCCTACCGAACGACTTGACGTAGAAATCCAGGAGCTTCGCTCGCTCCTGTACGGGGACGGAGGTCATCGACAACTCGACGACTCGCTCCCATGCCTCAATGATAATCCTGAACTCGTCAGGTGTGTCGATGATGCGATACTCGGACGGGTATGCATGGATGGAGAATGAATCGATCCGTCCGTCCATGACCTTAGCGGGAACACTATCCGCATCTTCCAGGAGGTATTCATCCTTTCCGAGCGCAAGCCATCCCTTGATCCAGACTGCCGGCTCCTTCGCCACATACTTGGCTTCGACGACGCGGCCAATCTCCTGGTCCGGGTTGTGGTTGTGGAGCATTACCACGTCTGCGATTTTCGCAGCGAGGTCTTTCATGCCGGCTTCGCTGATCTCATCGCCATAGGTGTCTACGGATCCATGACTGGCGTAGCCTTCCACCCACAATTTCCGCTCTTCGGCCTCTCCATCCTCTGCTTTGATGACTTCCAGGTAACTCTTTTGCAGGCTGAAGTTGGCTTTGAATAGGGGCATGGCGAGGCTTCGCTTCATGTGGACCTCCACGCAAAGGGTACTTGTGCCTCTGCCACATTGTCAAACTGTTTTTTGAAAGCGTGCCTTTATGTCAAGTAAGGCGTGTGGTTTGCCATCATGGCACTACGCATCGTCTGGTTGTGGATCAGCCGTCGGCCTGGCGACTGCTTGCGGTGCTGCGCCCTTGAGGCACAAGTCAAACAGTTCCACGGCCCCGGATGGTGCGGGTTCACCGAAACTGAATTCTATCTTGTCTCGCAGATCGTGACCTACCAGTGCCGCCAGTTGGGCCTTGAGTGCGTCGCTCGGGTCGCCGGCCACGTGGATGGTTGGCTTGCCGTCCGTCTCGCTCATCGAAACCCAACCCTTCGCCAGCACCAGGTCCTCGGTTGTTTCGCGCAGCACCTTGACCGCCCCATCGGAAAGCGCCAGACGATCCCCACGCATCAGCGGAGTGACGTTCGCCGGCAGGTCGACTGCCTTCGAGTGCCACCCATCGGACCCGTAGGCAACCAGGAACGTCGGCATCTCGGCGGGGAGCGACTTCAGCCCAAGATACTCGGGGTCCGATCCGTCGACCTGGCCAACGCCAAGAAGGAGCACGTCGGGACTCAACTCTTCCATCATGCCACCGAACGACCGGACATGAGGGGCCAGCAGCACCTTGCAGCCGCCTGCTTCGATGAGGAACGCACTGGACTGCTCTCCGGCTTCATGCCGCACTCGGATCGCCTTGACCATCCCGCCACACACCGGAAAGGACGGAACACGCCCGCCGCTTTCCATGAGCGGAGACAGCGTCTTGCGGTTCTCTCCGTAGGCAACTACCTCGCAGCCGAGTCGCTCGAAGAGTCCCATGCCGGCCCGCACCAGGTGGTTCTCGTGCGTGAGCAAGACAGCCCCGATGGCCTTCGCACCAGAGCCATAGCGCCACAACTGTTGCTCGATGTCGGGGCCTGGGTCCACCACCGCAGAGCGACCATTGCCTTCTATCAGCAGCCCGAAGGACATGTCGTGCGCCTTCATTACCTGCCGCACGTCGGTCCCGAGTATGGTGATGGTGAGTTCTGGTGAGCCGCCACCGAAGCCCTTCTTCAGCATGTTGACAAGCCATGCGAATGCCGGGTGGCCGGCGTGTGCCGTGTTGAATCTTCGCAGTCCCATGATGCCTCCTACAGTTCCAGTTCCGTAGCTCGCACAACCACCTCGACGTGGCCGAACTCCTCAGTCTCGAATTCTACCACGAACGATCCGACCAGCGCATCTGCGATGTCATCGAGCGCAGCATCGGCAGCATAGAGCGACTTCATGTCCCCATCTTCTGCCACTGCCTTGAGTATCTCTGCCACGTCAGCCTCCTAAGGCAACCACTCGAAAGTGGCGTCCGCATTCTCGTGCAGGAACTGCTGCACCGGTGCGACGCCGTTCACGCGCACAGTCAGCAACTCTCGCATGGTCGCATTGGTATTGAACGACACGCCGAGTCGCTTGAACAGGTCGCGCATCTTCCGCTTGTCCAGCCATGCCCCGAACTCGCCGGCCGTCTGCGCCTCGAGGTGCCAGTCCAGCAATGCCTCTGCCGTCCGTCCGGTGTTCGAACCGAGCGGAAGGACCATCCTGGCTTTCACTCCAGCCTTGCCCGCTACCTTCTCCAAGGCCTTCCCGATGCGCTCGATTGTCGAGCAAGGCATCTTCACCATGGCTTCGTTGACGACGGCAATGGTGTCGCTGGTGGCGGCGACCATCCACCGTGCAGCCAGCCACCCGGTGTCCTTCTTCGACCAGTTCGTTGTCATGGAAAACGCATCGTCAGTCGAGTTCCAGGTATACGACTGGTTGAGGAAGCGCTCGCCGTATTCCGAGACGCCCGCGATGCCTTGCAATTCGTCCACGCGGTATTGCTCTGCCACGGCCGGCACTTTCTTACCCTGCTGTGCCAGGATGGAGGCGGCAGATGCAGCGTTCTTGGTGACCGTGACCTTTGCCTCTGAGGTCCTCGTCTCTGTCCACGAGCGCCGCTCCTCTTCCGACTCTTCCTTGAACACGCCGATCAGTTCGCTGCGGCAGTTGCCGTGAAGAGGAGGGACCACCCTCCCGGAAGCCTTCAGCTCGTCCAGTTCAACCTCGTGTCTACCCTCGGACGTGCTCTCGAACCACGTCTGCTCCTTCGTCTCCGGGTCGACCGTGACTGACAGCCAGGGCTGCGCGTCCATGGCCTGCTCGGGCGTGGTGGAGTTCTCGACGTTGGTGACGATCTCCATGAGCTTGACCGTCTTGAACTCGTTGCCGTGGAGGCTCTGGCAGACCTCCGATGTCCGTTTATCCATCGGGTTGAAGAACCTCACGATCTCGATATCGAGACGAGCCATCTCCCGCATCCTCGAAAAGACACGGGCCCGGTTCATGGCGGCACTCGCAACGACGGCCCATCTGCTCTCTTCCACCTGGTAGGCATGGCCGAGCGCCGAGCGCAGGTTCTCAGCGATGGTCTTGCGGCCGAGTCCTTTGTCGAGGCCTTCCTTCACCACCTTCGCCAGGCCGGGCTCGATATTCCGGTGCCCCCCCGTCTTCACCCAATACAGGTTGTTGTTGGCGAGGTGCTGAGTAGCCTTCACGTCCTGGAGGTTGTAGTTCTTGATGACGCCCGCGGCTCCGCTCAGTCCCTCCGCACGAATGCCGGCTGCCTTCGCTGCCTCCGCAGATGACTGCGTTTGCTCGCGGACGAACAACTTCGACATCTCGTCCTTGACCTCCTGCCCCATGGGGATACCGATGCGCTCTTCAGACAGTCGCACGAAGTCATCCCACAGCCCGGGACGAAAGCCTACATCGCCGGCCGCGGTGTAGACCAGATTCCCAGGTAGAGCCATCTCGTCTAGGATATCCTTGACCGGACCCGCCTCGAGGAATGCGCCTGCCTTGGAGCGAAACGAAGTGGCCAGGACCTCGTCTAGATCCAACTCCCAGAGTGCCGCTCGCCGGATGGCTGGCAGTGGGTGGTGGACTGCATCGAAGAGCATCCCGGACTTGATGAGCCGCATTGTCCGCATGGCGTTCAAGAGAGCCTCATCATATGGCGACGATGGCTTTCGCATCGCGCAGTTCTTCGACCTGGCGGTTCAGCGCCTTCACGGTCGTCTCCAGTTCTGCCTGCTGCTTCTCTTCGGGCGTGACGTTCTTGAGATAGATGAGCGGGATATCCGCCTTGTCGTCACCGAGTTTCTCCCACCCGATAACCTCCCGAATCTCGTTGATGGTCAGCACTCCGAGATCGGCACCGTAGACTTTGATGATCTCTGCCTGCAGCGCAGCGTCGGTGATGTCGGACTTCTGCAAGTCGATGCGCACCGCGGGGTGAAACTGCTTGGCGATGCACTGAGTGAGGCGGTAGGAGTAGGCCAGCGTTTCCGGCCAGAAGATGTTCTCGATGGTCGCCTTTGCCGTGACGATGGCAGAGGCCCGGTTGACGTCATCTGCGGTGCCGAAGAACACCTTGCCAATGCCGAAGGCCTCCCGGATCTCCTCTTCCTTGGCCTTCCGGTATTCCGAGAACGTCGCATCGCGGTCGTACTTTCCGAGTTCGTGAATGTGAATCTTGGGCGCGGTGCCATCGCGTCCAGCGCGTGCTTGGACGTAGAGGATGCGGCTCGACTTGGTGTTGCCCCTGTTCTGCGAGATGAAGGACTGGATTTTCTTCTCCAGCCCCTTCATGTCCTCTTTCACGCCACCTTCAACGGCGATGATGATCCTTGGCATTGCCTCGAAGTCGAAGAAGTCGACGTTGCGAAGGTCGACCTTGTTGAGCCCTTGGATGGCGATATCGGCGGTCGAAGCCCGCGGCACGCCGTAGGTCGAGTCATAGGGCGAGTAGATCTTGAAGTGGATCATCTCGCTGGCGCGGTGTTCCATGTCGAGCGACGGACTCTCCTTGCCTGTCTTGGGGTCGATGATGCGCTCGTCGCCCCACGGAATGAAGTACCTGTCATCGGAAAACTTCTTCTGGATGAAGAGGTCCTGGTTGGTGACGCGGGTGCGGGCCGACTGGCAGTGGTACAGTCCTGCCGGCTTGCCATCGCTCACCCGACGTGTCATCTCAATGTAACCGTTGCCGGTGGATTCGTGGTCTGTCTTGACCAGGTCCAGCAGTACGTTTATCGGCACCTCAGCATTCGGAGTCGCCAGCAAGGCACGGCACTCATCTGCCGCAGCGTCAGCCTCGCCCTTTTCCTTCCCGTCCCGCAGCGCTTCATACAGAAGCGGGTCGAAGGTCACCTCGTAGCCCAGCCCGACGGTGTTGTGCGCCATGATGGAAATGCAGCGTTTGAAGCGAGTAGAGCACTCGACCAGAGCCGCCCAGGTCGCGGGGTCATAGCGCGGCGCGATAACGCTCTTGTTGTCATCGAAGTCCGGGAGTTGCTTCGATTCTGGAATGCCCAGGCCCGCGAGCCCACGGAGCACCGGGACCTCTGCGAGAATTGCATCAACGAAGCCCGTCCTGTCAGTGTCTTTGCTGGCTGCCCTTTTACCCATCTTCTTCTCCTTTTACGCCGAGACATCGCTGATCGACGGTCCGACCTCGTAACCCCATTCTAGAAAATCATGCCTTTTCGAATTGCCCATTGCAAGTGCCATCACATGATCGAAGTGGTGGACCTCGCCATCCTCGTCCTCTGATTTGACGTGCCTCGTGTGGCGAACATCGCCTTCCTCGAACGTGATTAGTTGGTTGATGAGTTCCGGGTCGTCAAGCAGCCAGAGGCCTTCCGGGTTGTCTTCCTCGAGGTCGAAGTTGAGCGTCTCAAGTGACGTCGGCTTGCTAGTGCCGGTGGTCACGAACGCTTCCATGGTCGGCGTGTGGTAGCCGGCGACATCGAATTCCTTTGCGATGCGCTCGGCAAGAGCATGGCCTCCAATGGAGACCACCTCGGGCACGAAGCAGATGTACTCGGGCGGCACGCCGGCATCGATGAACTGCTGTGCGAACTTGTGCAACTGCTTGAATTGGAAGTCGAAGCCCTTGCGGTAGATGGACTCGGTGGCGAGCATGTGACCATGCAGGTCCAACGCAGTGAAGATAGTCGGATCGCCGGTACGGCCCCAGTCGATGGAGATGATGACGGGCAATGCGATAACCAGTTCCTTGCCGTCGGGCCATTTGCGGGGCCCCGGGTCCGGGAAGTATGCCTCGCCGGCCCCCAGGAAGATGGCGTGGACCTCCTGGCGCTGCTTGCGGCGGGACATGTTCCTGAGGACTTCCCGCAGTCGCGATGGCGTGATGTGAGGGTTGGTGTAACTGCCGGCCTGCAGTGCCCATCTGCCGGCCTTCGGGCCGTGCTTCTTCATGGCGTGGATGGCCCGGTCGAACTCCTTCTTGAACCAGTTCGGGCCCTTGGGAGTGCCGTTGCCGATGACCATTCCGACGCGGCCAGGGCTGAAAAGGCAGGGCTGCAGGGCCTCGTCCCACGCCACCTTCTTTACAAGCCCGGCTTCGGTGATGACCAGGACGTCGAGGCCCACGGACGTGAGCGACTTCGGCTTGACGGCAGACTTCAACTCAATGAATATCTGTGGCTCCCGGTCGCCGGTGACCGTGCACTCCATTCGGTGCTTGGCTTCGTTGACCTTGACCTGGCAGATGTCCGGGATAAAGACCTTCATCTCATTCCAGAACTGCTCAAGGCGAGGATAGTCTGGAGCTACCACCCACACATGGACGAGCGGAACGAGGCTGCGATACCTGGCTCGGTTGTGCACTCGGCGGATTGCTATCTTGCTGCAGGCCCTCCACATCTCCTGGATCGTGGCGCGGTCCTTCCCCCACCGCCGCCCGCACACAAGCCACCGCCAAAGCAGATGGCCGTGCTTGTGGAAGTCAACCTGGCCTCCGTTGTGAGGCACGTAGGCTGACTCTTGCCGGATGAAGTCGGTCGGCTGAAATGATGGGGCTGCTCCGGTCAACGTCATTCCTCGTACTTGCCGTCGCCTTTCTTGACTGAGTATGCCACACTGCGATGCCTGGAGTCCGGCTCTTCTGCCGTAAACTCGTCGTCGTCGCCTTCCTCTTCATCTGCCGGTGCGTCAATCGCTTGGCCAGTGCCGAGGCGCATGGCATCTGGCTCGGGGGGGTCTGGATAGGGGTCGTTGCCCCACTGCATGATGAGCGTCTTGTTTACCACTCGCTGCACGTGGTTGAGTGCGATGCTGACCTGGCCGGTCGTCATAATCTGGCCGAGCCTCGCTATCTGCGACAGCACGATAGGGCTCAACATCACCTTGCGATACATCAGAACTTCACCCGACAGCACGTCTGCGCCGGCCTGCAAGAGGCTGTTTACTTTCGTCATCGCCTTGGCGTGGATGTACAGTTCGAACTCGATTGCTTTGAGCGCGGCCTCGGTGACCTTCTTGGTGCCGGAGAGGTAGGACTCCATGTGCCCGATGATCGCCAGTTTCGTCCGGTTGAGAAGGGCGTCCTCGCTGGTCCCCTCGACATTCATCATGTCGCCTTGTGGAGCCATGCCCTCATCCTGCGACGTGGTCTTGCCGCCACTCACCCGACGCATGGCCGCGGTTATGAAAGCGTCCCGCTCACCACGCCAACCCTTCTCTGTGATCTTCCGGGAGATGGTCACGCGGCCTACGTTCAACCCGAACTCCTCATTGATGATGGCTGCGATATTCGAGGGGCCTCCGAAGCGGGGCTTGCCGTCCGGCTCAAGCGTCAGAAAGAGTTGTCTTACCCTATCCCAAATGTGTAGTGGTATCCGCCCAGACACAGGTTGCCCTCCCGTAACAGAGCGTATCTGAAATGCGTATCTGCGTCAAGATGGGCCGCGAATGCGTGCGATTGCCTCTCTGCACGATCCGGGGGGCGTTTCGAGAGTTCAACTTTGCATGAGAAACGCGTAGCGGAGGTGCATCACGCGCGTATCCGACTGTAGCATTGACGGGCTTGGCGGGGTGGTCCTCGCGCGTGTGCGGTTAGCCTGCCCTACTACAACTCTAGGTAACTTGTTCTACCACGCGCACGGGCGTAAGTCCGGTTTCGGCGAAATACCTTTCCAGGCATACGCTAACATATGCCGGGCTCAGTTCAATTCCACGGCAGCGGCGGTTGAGGCGTTCGCAGGCTATCATGGTAGTGCCTGAGCCCAAGTACGGGTCAAACACAACATTGAACCCCTCGGTCCACTTGAGTCCCATGCACCACGCCATGAGCGCAACGGGCTTTTCTGTTGGGTGGTTTGCCTCGCCACGCTGCGATGCCTTCATGCAGCCATTCCAAAGGTGCTTGAGTCTACGGACGCCCTTGACGCAATTGGTCCACGCTAGTTCGCACGTCGCTTGATCTAGATCGTCGGGGCGTTCCTTGTCCCATACCAGCCAGCCACCGCTATCAGGCAAGCGGCTTGCAAAGTGGTTGCCGCCCCACAGTATCGTCGGCACGTCAAGCGCCAGCCACGGTGCTGGGTCAAAAGGTTCGCTGTCGCCAATCACGTCTGGATAGTCGCTGCAGGAAGCGATACCGCCCCGCCCCCGGCTCTTGTAGTCACATGGATGGCTGATGCCATACGGCGGGTCAGTCAAGCACAACTGCGCCTTCTCCCCGTCCATCACCCTCGCCACAACGTCGGGGTCGGTGCAGTCACCGCAGACGATGCGGTGCTCGCCGCACTGCCACAACTGGCCCGACTCGGTGCCCCACTTCTCCTGCAACTCTTCCGCCTTGTTGGGTGGAGGCCCTGACGGTGGAGGCTCAGGCGGTGGTTCGTCGGGTGGCTTGAGCAGGTCAGCCATCTCTTCCGGGTCCCACCCAAGACCGCCAAGGTCCACGTCGAGATCGTCAAGCCCGCGCAACACGTCCGTGAGCATGACTTCATCCCATGCTCCGAGTTCAGGATCTCCCTTCTCACCGATCCTGTTGTGAGCCAGCACGAACGCTTCGGCCTCCCCGGGCGGCAGTGACAACTTCACCACCGGAACAAGCCAGCGGCCCTTACCGTCAACCGCGATATGCATAGGTGGCTCGTTGCCCCCGTCCCGCATCTTCGCCAGCGCAAGGCACCGCCCGTGGCCGGCGAGGATGAACGATGCTTCTGGGTGCGTGCCAAGCAGCACGGGGTCTGCGAAGGTGAACCGCTCAATCGACCCGATCAGTGCATCTTCGCCGTGGAGTTTTGCGTTGCCAGGGAAGTGCCGCAGGTCATCCAGAGGCAGGTACTCCACCTTGAGTTTATCAGTTGCCACGTTTCTCCTGTGGGTGGGTGATGGTGGGGCATGATGAGCCGGAGGGGCAGTAACATTGCGTGCATTTTCCGTCAACAACTACCGAGCCGCAGTACCCGCACTCCACCGCACCCTTTGCGACCCACTCATCCCTCGCCACCACCGCAGCTTCGAGCCGGGCGATCTCGGCGTCCTTGGCGTCAAGTTCTTCGTCAATCCGCATGAGCACCTGTGCTTCCGTCATCCTTCCAGTCATCGCGTCTCTCCTCAGTTGGGCTTCACCACGACCT